TGCATTGTCACGATGCCTGTTGAATTGTGCCATCCTTGAAACTACATCAGCACTGATTGCTTCACGCTTTGCAAGTTGATTGGCACGTTGCCATCCCACTTCCGTTCCGCCTTTCACAACATCCCTTCCATACTTTTCCCGCCACTCAATCATTCGCTTTGCGTTGTTGGTTGCGGTTTGTGGATAGTCATCAAACATTTCCGCTTTGGTTTCCTCCTTGCTTGATAATGGATGCCCTTCTGGAAATAAATCCGTATCGTGTTTGCCTGATCTGAATGATTCATTGCGCATTGCATAAAGGAATGAATTCACACGAGCGTATGCCCATTGATCGGATGAGGTTACTGATGGGCGCACTGATGATGGATTTGTATTGTAAGCACCAACACCACGCTCAAATACTTTGATAAGCATTGAAAGTGTTACACGCTTTGTTGCGTCATCACCATATTCCTCATTGTGTTCATCAACTTTTTTTTGCAATCCCTTTTCCACTGCATCGGAAACATCCTTTTGTTCCTCCATTGATGCAATGGCATCCTCATATTCCTGATGCGTTGCAAATGGCATATATACAACCTCACCATCGAATTCGTGTTCGTGATATCCATCACCACCCAATTCAATAGCACGTGCAACCGCTTCATCCTCCGTTGTGTACACATCAGCCATTCCTTGTACCTCCGCTTTCACTTCGATGTTCCAAAGTGCCTGTTTGATAAGTTGCTTTTCCTGTTCAATATCAACCTCATCAATTGGATCGGGAATTGGCATTTCGTTTGTTTCAATTGGCAAAAGGTTTGCAGGGATGTAATAATTATCAAGCGCATAATTTTCCTCATCCACTCCATAATTCATCACCCTTCTTTTTTCGTTTGGAGTTACCCACCACGCTTTTGAAAGTTGATCAACAACCTTTTCATTTTCCTCTTGCAATTCTGGTATTGCGGAATAATCAAAATCAATGAATAGATTTTCACCAAACATTGGTGCCAACCATCTATTCAATTCATCACGTATCTTGTTGAGTTCAGGAATCACCGCATTTTGATACAATGCTTTTTTTGCCTCCTTCATATTGTTGTACGTTGCAGATTCCGTATTGTTCAGCAATTGTACTGGCACTGAATAAATGTTGCACAAATCCTTGATGGATGCATTGTATTGCTCAATGAGTGAAACATCCGATGCATTCAATCCAAAGTTCACCCAACTTAATTTTTTTGGAGTGATAATAACATCACCCGCATTGTCCGATCCTTGAAAGTTTTTGCGGAACTTATCTTTCAATTGTTGCGCTTGAACTTCATTCAAATCCCCTTCATCACTTGTAAGGATACCACGTGCGGTTTGGTTTTGTAAGTATTTAACACCCGTTTGCACCGCTTCATTGTTGGTTGTAAGCGAACGCAATCCCGCTCTCAATGGTGATTGCCCATACAAATGCGATCCCGTTCCATCATAGTACGGATTGAAATCCTTGATGTGCAATATATCCTCTGCAGGAATATCATAAGCACCTTGATATTCAATGCGATATTTTTGCACTGGTTGCATAATGCCTCCAGATACGATTTCCATAATTTGTGATGGCATCACATAAAGTTCTTTGTATTTGCCTCTATTCATTCCCGTTTCAGGTGCAATGCCATAGATGTAACGATTTCCCGTAAGTTTACCAAAGGCAATGAGTTCACTAATCCAACTTGAATATGATTGCGCTGCATTTGGTCGCTCCAATAGTTTGTGAAGTTCAGTACCTTCCAATTCAACCATTGCATTTTTGCGGATGAGGTTTGCTTTCAATAGCGATTGCGCATCCACTGATCCGCTTGTGAGCGACTTGTATCGCTTCACTTCGTTCTCGTTTACCTTTTCATATATCTGAAATGGAATTGTTGTTGCAGCATTTGTGATGAGGTTTACAAGTGAATAGATGGTTGCATTCCTGCGGTATCCATCCCGAATGTAAGTATCATCATTTTCGGGATTCCAAACAATGGATTCACCCAAAAATTGATAAATTGCTTTGTTGTATTCCGCTGCGGTTTGTTGTGCGTTTTTGGTGATTAGATTCCGAAACCTATCAAGTACTGATGCCATCAATCAAAATTTTATCCAAAAATACAAATTTTAAATCACAAAGAAATCATTGCGGTTTTTATAACGTGAATAGGTTGCGTATCTTAATGCATCCATCATGTGATTGAACTTATCAATTGGCTTGTTGATGATTGTGCCATCCTTGAGTTCCTCCCAAAAATACATCTGTTGCTCCTTTTGCAAATTCTTTGATTCGCTTGAAACAATCACATCAAACTCCTTGATCAAACTAATCCCCGCATTGATTGATCCCGCACCTTTTATGGCTGCCTTTGCCAAGCAATCCATTTGGCGCAACTCCTCAATTGATTTTGGCTCGGCACTATCACAATACATCAGCATTTGATTTTTGCCCTCACGTTTTAGGAATTCAGCAATGTCACGATTGGTCATTCCTTTGGCATACAACAACTCGTGAACATAAAGTTTGTCATTCTTTTTTGCCACCATTAGGATTGCAGTTTGGTCGTTGGAAAATCCGAAATCACATCCCAGATGCCAATCCAATTCGGGAAACTCCTTGAGCGGAATATATTCCCAATTTTGAAATATTTGCCTATTGGAAAACACCGCTCGTTGCCCTTCACCATACACCCTCCAATAATCGGGATCACGATCTTTGATGCGCTCAATTTCATTCACCAATTCAGATGGCAAAAATTGGTTATCCTTGTACGTTGTAACTGAAAGGAAACAATCATCACGTTCAATCACTTCATCATATAGCCAATGCACTGGATCGGATGGATTGAAGTCAATCAACATTTCCTCCGTTGTTCTCATGTTCAACTGGCTAAAATCCTCCATAAATAATTCATTGCCCTCATTCAAAAAACAATGTGTTCGTTTGCGCCCACGTATCTTTTGGCTATCATCAACGCTCAAGAATTCAACCAAGTGATTTTTATATTGGAATGTATTTTCTGATTTATTATGATTGCCTTGATAATACAACCCCAAGTTTTCAAGCAGCAAGATGAAATCACGTTGCACCGATCCTTTTAATGCAGGAAGTGTTTTCCGCACGATTGAAATCACCAATGGATCTTTGCGTGTAGTTAGCAAATAGATGAGGTATTGGCATAAGGCATACGTTTTCCCGCTCCTTGTACCGCCTTGAAATACTTTGATCCGTTCCTTTGCCTCAATGGCTTGATAAAACTGGATGTTGCAATATTCCTTTACTTTTCTTTTTTCGATGGATGCCATTCAATGATTTTGCTTTCAACTTCACCATCAACCTTGATTTCACTGCGCTCAATGTATCCACGTTTTTTGCCTTTGGTTTTCAATAGGAAAATTGTTGCGGTTGTGTTGCCATCCTTGATTTGCTTGTGGAGTTGTGATTCCGCAAAGTCAAGTGTGATATCTTGCAGATCCTCAACCATTTGTTTGTACTTTTCATCTGCCTTAAGCCAGTTATAGTGCGTTTGCCTATCAATACCAACTGTTTTGCAAGCGGTTGTAACAACGCAAAGGGATTTTTCCAATGCAGCTATCATTGCTTTTTTTAGTGTCGAATTTTGCTTATTTGCCATACTACAAAAATATAAAAAAAAAGCCACCCGATTGGATGGCTATTATTTGAGTTGGTTTAATTACTAACCCTTTTTTGTTTATTTCAAGTAACTATTCGTGTTATTATATTCAGGATAGAGGTTTTGAAAAATACTATTATTTGATTTTTCTTCTCTCCAAGACGCTATCTCGTTCTCTGATTTCTGGTACATTTTACACTCTTTAAGCGTCTTAGCAGAGAATAGAAGATCACCAGTGCACTCTTGTCTTATATTCCACACGCTACCATCTCTTAAGATAACGCTACCACTCCAAGCGTCAAGATATTTACCGTTTCTTAATTTTATTAGTTTTATTGAAGTTTTCATATCTGTTTGTTTTTGTTGATACAAATATATGAGAAAAAATTCTTTCCCACAAGTAAAAAGTAAAAAAAATTAAACTTTTTTAATCCATAAGATGAAAAACCCTATTGCAGCGATGGTGAAATGATATTCATCATTTGCAAAAAATGTGTTTTTCTTAATGAATGTTTGGTGATGTTTGTTGAATCCAAAGATGAAAGTTCCAATTTTGGTTTCGTTTATTTCAAAGTATGTTTTCATTTTCCGCAGTATTCACAAAATTCTTTTGGCTCGTTTTCTTTTGGTGAATCATCCTGATCATCATCTTGTGGAGGATCTTGCCATACATCCAAACCCCAATCATCGAGTTCATTGGGATTCCATTCGTTTGCAACCACATCCCAATCCCATTCCCCAAAGCCAACATTGTCCTTGATGATGAATTCTTTTTTCTTTTCATCACTCCATCCAATTGCAGTATCAATCCATACTTGAAACAATCCCGCACTTTTACACGCTTTGAGGCGCATATTGCCACCCAATACAACCATATTTTCATCAACGACAATTGGTCGCTTTTCAAGCATTTCAGGGAATGCCTTAATCGATTTGACAAGTTTCTTGAATTTAGATTTGGAAATGAAACGTGGATTGTCTGGATTCGGTTTGATTGATGCGATATTAACTTTCCGCTTCATAGGAATACCAAATGATGTTGAAACCAAAGAAAAACAAAAGGATTTGAATAACGTGTTCACGCATTCCATCAGTGCGCTCAACATCTTGAAGTTCATTATCAATATAGTTTATGCCAAGTGTTAAGCCATAAATCGGAAAAAAAGTGATTGCAAGATTCATCCTTCGTGTTTTTTGTAAAAGTACAAATATATTTCCCAAATCTTTTGATGCGCTTCATCAATCTTTGCGTATGCCTTTGGTGAATTGCGTTTGTTTCCTTTGTGATCAAGCACAATCCAGAACTCGTTTTTGCGAGGCACAACGTATTGTTTGATGCCATTTTTAAAGCACCAACCTATTGCGTTTTGCATTTCCTTACTTGGCGCAAATTTTAATTGCTTCATAAAAAATTGTTATTACATTGTAAGCACACACCCACACCCCGATTGTGATTGCTGCAATGATTGCCCACGCTATTGCTTTTGTGTAGTTTCTTTTCATCATCTTATTTTTAAAATGGAACGTTTGTATCTTTTATCACTTCAAATTTTTTGTTTTCCGCCTCAAGCGGTTTGTACACCCCGCCATTGGTGAAATCTGGAGCAACTTCAAAATCACCCAATTGCCCGTTTTCCTTGCGTTTCACCTTTTCAATATACAATCGCACTGCATCGGATTTGTATTTGGTTTTTTGCCCAATACACCGATATACAACAACACCATTGTATGCCTTATTGAAAAAATCCGCACTGCCAGAAATATCGTACAAAGTTGGTTTTTTATATACACCCTCAACCGATTCAATTTTTCGTGGATGTGCAACCAAAAAAAGATGCGTGTTGGTTTGTTGGCAAAATTGCGTTATTTCCGAAAGCACCCTCCCAATGTAGCTGAAATCCCTTTGCGCTGAATGGTCAAGCATATTCCAAGGATCAATCACACACACGTTGATTCCCTTTTGAAATACGAGTTCCCTAAACGCATCCAAAATGCCTTTCAACGTTAGGTTTTCAAGGTCAATTTTTATCCAGAAAAAATGATCCTCAATGAAATCCTTTGTGTTGTTTAAGTCATCCGAGTTGCACATTTTGCCATTGAGTTTGTTAGCAATCCTTTTAATATGCCCTTCATAAGGAAATGATTCGGGTGAAAACATTGCGCATCTAAAATCATACTTTGTTGCCAAGTTGCATAGCACCTGATCCACAACATCCGATTTTCCTGAATTTGGAATCCCAGTCACAACGCTCCATTCACCCATTGCAATTTTGAAATACGAATCAGATTCACCCATTCCAAGTGAATAGTTTTTGATGCCCTTTTCGTTATATGAAAGCACATTGTCCCAAATGTTGTTGATATTCAATACACCCTCCAATGGAAAGTTTTTCGCATCCTTGATGATGTTTCGCAGCGTTTCCGCTCCTTTTGAAATCAACACCTCGTTTGCATCCTTGTAATCACCAAACTCCACGTATTTGCACCTATATGCACCAAATCGCCTTGATAATTCATTGCGCAGTTGCAATCCCGCATCATCATTATCAGTGCAAAGAATGATTTCCTTTTTGTTTTTAAAGTATTCAAAGCAATTATCAAGGTATTCAAGTTTTTGATTGCCCTTTGATGCACCATTTGGAACGGAACAAACGGAATACAATCCCGCTTCATGCAATGAAAGCGCATCCATTTCACCCTCCACAATGTAACAACGCTCAACATCCTTCAAATTATCAATGCCATAAAAAATCAATTCAGCACCCGAAACGAGTTTGAAATTCTTTTCAGCATCACGATATTTTACGTTGATTAACTCCTTATTCCTAAAATAGTTAAAGTTGATGCACCGCCTTTTCTTTTGCACTTGTGGCATATATTCAAGGGATTCCCCAATTTTCCAATGCGCAATTGTTGGCTCCGTTATGCCTCTGGAGGCAAACCATTCAATCACACGATCATTCAAATCAACACTCACTTTTGGAGGTTTGATGAATTCTTTTTTGCGCTCAAACTTCACGCTCCCGCTCCATCCGCAGTTGTGGCAATTATATACACCCTCATCAATCGTAACCGAAAGGCAAGGATCGTTTTTCTTTTTGCGTGTATGTGAGCATTTTGGGCAAGTTGTTTTTTCGTATCCTGATTGTTTTTTCAGGATGATTCCTAAGGTTTCAAGTTTCTGTTTCATTTGGCTAACTTAAAAAATAATTCAATCCAATTATCATCATTTGAATAGTAAGTGCATAAATTATTACAAAGTACATTCCCGCTTTTAATAGGAATTTTTGGTTTCTGTTTAGTTTCATATTTTGGTTTTTAAAATAAAGTTTGTTGTGCTTGATGTTGTTTCAAACGTTTCATTGATGCTTCATAATAATCAGGATCAAGTTCACAAGCGGTTAAATCAAAACCCAAATTGTGACAAGCAATTGCAATGCTGCCTGATCCCAAATGTGTATCTAAAATTTTATCCCCTTCCTTTGCGTAATTCATCAAAAGCCATTCATATAATGCAACGGGTTTTTGAGTTGGATGTATTTTTCCTTTATATCTATTATCAAATCTAAATAATTTTGCAGGATATGGAAAAGATGTCCAAGCAAGTTCCCCCTTTGAATAAGTTTCAAAAGGTTGCATTTTATCCCAAAAAATAATCCCTCTTGTTGGAGGCAATTCAAAATAGTTTCCTCCCCATATTATTTGATTTTTTGAAACTCTAAATAATTCATCAAAATATATTTTAGATGGTTTTACATCCCATTTATCAATAATTCCATTTTTGTATGCCCTATTTTTAAATTTTTTTGAAACACCACCTTTTTGTGCGCCACTTTCAATAATACCATAAGGAGGATCAACAATTGCCAACTCAAAATGGTTATCGGGATAACGTTTCATCATTTTCATATTATCCTCATTTGTAATTTCAATCATATTTTAGTTTTTAAAAAAATTATTTCATCCATTGTGAGCATTTTGTGTGGCTCAAGCACATAGGAAAGCACCCGAGTGTGCCTCAAGTTCTTTTCATTAAATACCATCCCATTGGTTGCAAACCCTCTGAATTGGAATGTTTTTTCATCACCTTGAAAAAAGGCAAATATATCAACATCACATTTTGAATACTCTGGAATCATCATTGGGTTTTTGATGTTGCGTGAACACTTTACATCAACGCTCCATCCATTCCAAGTTGCATCATATTTATCAGTGCCTTTAATCTTTGAAGTGTTGCCAACACTAAAATCAGGCATCAAATTCATTTCCCTACAAAATATGTATTCCGCAGCAAAACCCACATAGTTGAGTTCTAAGCCACTTTTATCATTCACAGTACCCAAACCATCAATGCCACTGCGTTCCTTGTTTAATTGCCTTTGTTTTGCGTGAAAACGTATTAAATCGCTTTCCCACTCATCCAGAAAATAGAATTTATTGTTTTCCATCAAGATATTGTTTTAAATTTTCATATTCCGTTGTGCCAAGTTTGTACACCAATGCGAAATCATCCAACTCCGCTCCTTTTGTTATTGCGCCAATCATTGGTTTTCCCGCAGGATCATTGTATTTGTAAAATTTGATAAGGTTTGGAATCATCTTGAATGCTTGTGGTTTGCCTGATTTTTGCATATCCATAAACCGATCAACCCAAAGAATTCCATTTTTATCCTTATTGCGCAATTTTAGAATTGAAAGGAAATTGCCACTCCAGAATTGATCCTCACGCATTTTTTTCACCATTTCATAAACCTTGCGCAAATCGTATCCATCAATGCGCTCAATGCGTTCCAAGCAATTTGCCCACTTTAATTTTTGGGCATCCGTTTTTGGTTGATACTTTTTTGGAAACAAAATAATAAAGTGCTGCAAAGCGGTTTTCACGCTTTGTGGAATATTACTTTCTTTATTATGATATTGTACATTATCTTGTATATTATCTTGTACATGATATTGTATATTATTATATATATTACTTTGGTGCGGATTTACCGCAGCGGTTTTTCCCGCAACGGTTTTTTCCGCAATGGTTGGCACAATCAACCGAAAATTGTATCCTGAAAACTTTCCATTTTCCCGCACCTCCTCACGATTCAAAAAGCCAAATGATTCCAATTCTTTTATTTTTGTAGTGATGGCATC